CGCTACTCACTTGCGGGTTGCCTCCTTCGATTCGCCGATGGCCTTGCGCTGGTCCGGGAGCGATTTGGCCGCCTTGTCCGAGGACTCCGCGACCGCCTGCATACCCTTGGCGCCCTCCTCGCCGGCCGCCTTCAGTTCCTTGACCTTGGCGGACAGCTTGGTCTGTTCCTGGTTGAACTCCCGCGCACTGATCGTGCCGTCGTTGTACAACCGGCCCAGCGCCGTCCGGATGTTCTGGATATCGACCGTGGTCTTCGCGCTGCTGATCGCGTCCTGGACCTGCGCAAGGTTCTCCAGGCCGGTACTGAGGTCAGACACCCCCAGGGCGGCGCCGCTGGCGGTCGACTTCAGTTCGGTCAGCTTCGCGTTGAGGACACCGGCGCCGTTCGCATACTCCTGCTGGCTCAGCGTGCCGGCCTGGTAGGCCTTGAGCATTTCCCCCTGCAGGGCGGTCAGTTGCTCGGTGGTCTTGGCCGCGCTGATCTGGTCCAGGGCATTCTGCAGGCTGGTCACCGCCTGCACCGACTCGGCGGCCGCGTTCTTCGCACCCGCCTTCAGGTCGGTGAAGGTGTCGGTGATCGCCTGGCTCTGCTGCTGTGCGGCGGAGGCGGTGGCCGTGGTGCTGGTGTCCCAGGCATCCGCGATATCCTGCGCGTCCTGCTGGATCTGCTGGCGGAAACCCTCGCTCATGCTGCTGAGCAAGTCGTGGACGCCGGCGACGGAACTGCGGATGCGCTCCCCACCCAGCGCCGCCGGGATCTTCTCCGCCACCTTCTCGATGCCGGCGACCATCAGCGACAGGGTGCCGGTCCAGGCGAGGGCGATAGCGCTGATGCCCGAGGTGACACCGTTGAACAACGTCCGGAACGGCGCGATGAACAGTTGCACCCGCGAGGCCAAGTCGTCCAGCTGGGTGCTGAAGCTGCTAAGCCAGGCCGAGGTCTTGTCGATCAGGGTGCCGAAATCGACGTCGGCCAGGCGCTTGATGAAGCGCTCGACCCATTCCGAGCCCTGGACGAAGGCATCCGACAACCCCTTGGCCAGCGTGTCGAGGCGCCCGTCCTGGTCCATCTGCGCAATGGTGTCGCCCAGCTCCTTCAGCTTGTTCTTGACGTGGTCCAGCGCGCCGGCGTTGGCAATGCGGTTGAGAAAGTCGGCCGCAGTGTCGCCGAGGTTGCTGACCAGACCGGTCAGGGTGCTCATGGCCTTCGCAGCGGCCCCTTCGGAGCTGCGCCCCATTTCGTCGACCAGCGCCTTGATGACGTCCCGGCCAAGCTTGCCCTTGCTCGCCAGATCCTCCAGCTGCACGGCATTCTTGCCGGTGACCTTGGCCAGCATGTCCCACGCCGGTACGCCACGCTCGACCAACTGCAGGATCTCCTCGGTCTGCAGCTTCTGCTTCGCCCAGGCCTGACCGACTGCTGTCGTGATGCCCTCCAGGCGCTCCATGCCGCCGCCCAGCTTCTCCGACTGGTCCTCGATCGCTTTCAGCGACCCATCCATCGGGTCCAGGCCGTAGGCCTTCAGCAGCGCGAAGGCGTCGGCGACGTCGCTCAACTGAAGCGGCGTGTCCTTGGCAAAGGTCTTGATCCAGGCGGTTGCCCGCTCACCCTCGGCAACCGAGCCCATCAGCGACGTGAGCCGGTTCTGCAGGTTCTCGAACTGGTCGCCGGTGGTCAGCATCGAGACGATGCCATCACGCACCAGGCCGATTCCACTGCGCACCAGGTTCAGCGCCGCCTGGATGCCGACGAAGGCCGCGGCGTAAGCGGCTGCCTGGCGAACACCGGACGACATGGCCTCGCGCAGCGCCGTCACGCGCGAGGTGTGGCCAGCAGCCTCCCGCGCCGCTCGCATCTGCGCACGTTCCAGTTCGCGGATCTCGCGGCTGTTCTGCGCGATGCTCTCGCGGGTGTTGTCGACCACCGACGCCAGCCGCCGCTCCTCGTTGGCAAGCTGCCCGGTATCCACGCCCGCCGCCCGCGCCGCACGTTGCTGCTCGGCGTGCCGAGCGGTCAGTTGGTCAAGGGTCCGACGCAGACCCGCTGCGTCCCGCTCCGCGATCTGCAGGGACACGGCCAGACCCCGGCTCCCGGGGTTGCGGTCCAACGCCTCGCGCAGGTCCGCAATGGTACGGTCCACCCGCTGCACCGACGTCTGCGTCTGCGCAATGGCGCGCTCGGTAGTTCCGAGCGTGGTCACCAGACCGCGGGCACCCTTCGCATCGTCCAACTGCCGGTTCAGGTTCGCCGCCGTGGTGCGCAGCCCTTCCAGCGCCTCGGTCGACTGCTGGGCGGCGGGCGACAGTTCGTCCCGGCCGCGAAGAACGAACTGGATCAGGCGCTGCATTGGGCTCGCCATAAGAATCTCCGGACAATAAAAAACCCGCCATATGGCGGGTTAAGATCAGAACTGGCTATTACTAGCTAACTCTCTTGAGCCACAAAAAATTACGCCCCACTAAAAGTCTCTGAATGACACAACTTCGTCCCAACAGAGAAACCAAGAACTTACTTACAAATCATTTAAAAGAGCCTCCAGCATGGAAATACTGGAGGCTCTATAAAGGCTAATTTTTTAGAAGTCAGCCTTCGCGAACGAGAGTCGCTGCGGGATCCATTGCTGAGCCTGCGAACCGTTGAACTCGTAGAGCCAGATCGGGTTGCCGTCTTTAGTTACACGATTCTGGTTGTCGATACAGAGCCCCGGTTCGGGGACGCTCAAGATGTAGAGCGGTTTCGTCACCATATCGAAGCGTTGGCTCTTCGAACTCGAATTCACGACAGCCAGCGTCAGGATATTCTGTGGCGAAACCTTCCCACCCTGCGGGTCGATCGCCAACTGGCCGCCGCTCGAGTTCAGGGTGATCACCCCTGTGTCCTGATCGACATCCCAAAGGATGAAGCGATATGGCGTGCCTTGTGCTTTCCGCAGTACGACTTTGGCGCCGGACTGCTCATCGGAAACACCCAGCACATAATCCTTATCTTGTGCATATTGGAACAGATAAGTACCCATTTGCGATGCTCCTTGCATAGCGAATAGTTATTAGCCCTACACTCGACAGGCAGGACCACCGAGCCGTTTCCAGGCTCGCAGAACTAAACCTAGCCAAATATAAATAAGACACCCCTACCAGAAATATGGGGATTAACACCAAATAACAGCAACACTTGGCCGACCTATTTATATTCGCAATATTGGAGAGGTTTTATATTACCTCTCCAAAAGTAACTTTTTATTTCCATTCTTATCCTGCCAGATCCATCTGGCAGAACTTGGAAATGTCGGTCGCGGTCACCCGCGAATCTGCGAGCAGTTCCGCCGGGCCGGTGAGCTTGGCGTATTCCTGGCCCAGCACCGCCAGTTCCTGCAGGAGGCCGAACTTGACGCGGCGAGGACGCAGCGCGAACGGCTCGCCCGACTGCGCGTCGTTCAGGCCAGCGATGAACAGTTCCAGCTCCTTCTGCGAGCCGTTGAGCATATGCACCGCCCGGCTCGGGCGCGGCGTGTAGCTGACCTTGATGCCGGTTGCATCGATCTTGCCGCCGCTCAGCACCTGGATGCCGTGGGGTACCAGCAGGTAGTCGGTGCCCGGAGCCACCTCGACGTCCCCCGCCGTCTTCACCGTCACGGGCTTGGTCAGGTCCGGCAGGTACTTGAACGGGATCAACTCCAGCGCAACCCCCTGAGAGGTATGCGCCTCGTCGGTGATCGCGGCGGTAGGCGCCACCTGGATGGTGGAGCGCGTCACCAGGGCGACATTCTCGGCGGTCAGGTCGAACATTCCGATGGAGGACGTCACGTCGGTGACGCGCTCGCGGACGTTGCTGTTGCCGCCGCCTCCCATGTAGTTGGGCAGCGTCTTGCGGTCGGTGGCGAAGCTGATGTTGAAGGTGTCGCAGTTGCCGAGCGGCAGGAACGGTTCCTGCGATCCGTACAGGCGGGCATGGATGATGCCCTCGCCGATGAACGAGCGGTCGACGGTCTGGAGCATGGGGCTCTCCTGATGGGTTCGGGTGGGTTACTTCTGGTCGCCGCCGGTCGGCTCGGCGGTGGCTGCCGGAATCGGCGCCTTGGCCTTGGCCTCGGTGGCGTAGCCCTTGCCCAGGGCATGGGCAGCTACGGCGGCGGTAACGCTGATGGCGCCCTTCGACGCCGGGTAGTGGGTCGCGTCGAGCCCCTCGCGGTAGTTGAACGGCCTGGTAACGATGATCTCGGGCATGGAGCCCTCCGGAAATGTAGAGGCCGCCCGGAGGCGGCCTGGTGGATGGGTTACAACTGCTGCGAGTAGCTGACCTGCAGAGGGATGGCTCGATAGGCCCAGCGCCGGCCGGGCTCGGGCAGGCGTACAGCGGATGCCGGAAAATCGACACGCACCAGGCCGGGCACCGTCAGCCCGGCCTTGTGGCCCTTGAGCACCCGCTTGATCGCCAGGCGCGCCTCGCGCAACGCCTGGGCGGCGTCCCTGCCGCGCGCCATCGGGACGATGTTCACGGTCCACTCCTCCACGACACTGCCCGGCGACCGGTCACGTTCCACGGTGTCCCCTTCCTGCAGGATGATCAGCCGTTCGGGCTCGTCGCTGTCCTCGGCGTCGAGCACCCCGGCCACCCAGTCCTCACGGACGGTATCGCCGAACACCGGAACCGCGGCGAGCAGGTCCAGCAACTGGCCGATGACCGCGGCCTGTACATCGATCACATCGCTCATTCGGGCACCACGTAGAAAGTGATCCAGTCGCCATCGTCGGCATGGATGCCGTCGATGCGCCAGACCTGGCCATCGGAATCGAGGAAAGCCCCCTTGCGATCAAGGGGCTGCAACTCGGCCTTGCGGCACGCAATGGTCCGGTAGCGATCCAGGGCGCCGGCCTCCATGCGCTCAACACCTTCCTCAACGATCACCGCAGCATTGCCGACCTGCCGGCCAGAGCGGTCCAGGTAGCCAAACTCACCATCGCCGAGGACGTCGGCGATGATCTCGTCCATGTCGGCGACCAGTTCAGAGAAACCCGCCACGGTCAGAGGGTCAGTTCGCGCACCGCCAACGGGCGGGTGCACAGGTGCAGCGGGTTCGATTGCGCTTCCCCAGCCACGCCTTTGTCGAAGGGCAGACGCTCAAGCTTGGCGTAGTACGGCAGGCCTTCGGTGTTGACGACCTCCATGTAGTCCGCCGGCGCAAAGGCGCTGATGAAGAGGTCCGGAACCCCCTCCGGGACCAGTTGGGCACTGCCATCGTCCACGAACGGCTCCCCGTCATGCTTGCCGCGATAGCGATCCCAGACCACGCCGCCGAACTCGAACGACTGGCGACGGTCACCCCGCAGTTGCGCCGCCTGCAGGGTGTTCAGGTAAGTGCCGCGCACTTTGGGGTGATCGATGAGCTTGGCCCAGAAGTTCTTGCCACAGAACGCTCGCGAACCGGTGCTGGTGACGTTGCCCAGCGCGTCGTCCTGCTCGTCGAGCAGGTCGGCCAGAATGCCGCTCAGATCACCCTCGGGGTTACCCAGTTCGAGCGATCGCGGCTTGGGCTTCCTCAGTCCGAAGGCCTGGTAGATATCCAGCAGTACCGTCGAACCGTCGGCATCGAGAATCTTGCCCTTGATGGCGCCGATGCGCTGATACTCGTGGGTCAGGTCCAACTGGCGGCGCGCTTTTTCCAGGCGCTTGGCCACGACCGCCTCGGCGGACTGCAGCTCGGTCCGGCTACCCACCGCACGGATGCCCTGGATTTCATCGGCGAGGATCTGGAACGTCTGCGGCAGGTGAACGGTGTTGAAGGGGACCAGTTGACGCTTGTCACCGGTCACGACCTGGCCTACGCCGCCGCGGGCTTTCGCCTCCACCAGTTGCAGCGTGGTGCCGTCCTTTTCGATCTGCACCACCAGCGAGGACACACCCTGTTCCTCGAACAGGCCCAGCGCGGCGAGCTGCCCCGGCACCGGGTGATCGGTGTTGATCACCGCCAGCAGCGCCTCCACCGAGAACGCCTCATCTTCGAAAATGCTGATTTCAGCCATGTGAATACTCCAGAAATGAAAAACCCCGCGCAGGCGGGGCTTGAGGTGGTTGAGGGACGGAGGAGGATCAGGTGCGGAGGATGAGGCCCAGCGCCTTGAGGTCGGCCTCACCGGCGGCATCCAGGCCGGTCAGCAGGCTGGCGATCACTTCGGCATCACGGACCACGGCCACCGCCTTGACGTCGGCATCCGTGGCATCCACTGGACCGAACAGAATGCCGCCAGCCGCGCGACGGCCGTCATCGGCACCGTCGTCGTCGTAGGG